TGGGGCGTTGCATTACTTGGCTCTTTTGTGTTGAGCGTAATTACATCTGTTATTACAACTCTGATACACGGTAATTAAAGACTTACAATCCCATCAGGGTCGTATACAGATAACGCTTGAATAAAAAGCACATTGCCCAATTCCTTAGCGTGATGACCGCAAAAAAGTAGGTCTCCGCTAAGGAACTGAGCGCGGACTAATGCTCTTGCAGGGCATCGGTCACATCGGTCTAGTGCCGAAAAAGATTGTGCTACTGAAGCGAGGCTGTCAATTGCCATTTCCATTTTTGCAACATTTCTACTCGCCCTACCAAGAAGTTTAATACTCCTTGTTCGTTTAACTGGGTTGCGATTGCAACACTTTTATTGGTGACTGTTAGTAGGTCATCAATGCCACGAAGCAAATCAAGAGCCATAGCAATTGGGGTTGCCGCTGGAACTGGCGAATCCATAACACTACGAAGTTGCATAAAATCTTGCAAACGATATGGAGCAAAATCTCCCAAGACGCGGATATTTTCTGCTGTTGGGTCTACTGCGTGATAAAGGTCCTCATAGATTTCGCCAAATAAAATGTGGTATTCAGTAAAATCTTGTCCTTGGACATTCCAATGGTATCCGTGTGCGCGGAAGTAAACGGTCACATTATCCGAAATTAAACCTTTGAGAGCATTTATGAGAGGCTGTGAATTTGTAAGAGCCTTATTCATCGAGTAGCCGCTGAGGTTTACTGGCTTTGAATTACCGTCATTAACAAGAATTCCCATAATTAGTCCTTTACTTTTTTGGAGTTTTTATCGGTGATTGGACCGCCAACAATCCATGCTCGGCAAGTTCTTCGAGATGCACATTTGAAATCGAACGCTTCGCAATATCCCAATTCTCCAGCCTCGGCGACATCGTAGGCATTTTTGGCGCTATCGCCTTGAGCCAATCCACCCTTGATACATTCCAGCATCGCTGAAGTCTGGATGAAAGCGGCGCAATTTCCGCATCGCTGTTTCTTAGCCTCGGCAGGGGTGACATCCCATTCTTTAGCCGTCTCAGCCCAGAAATCCTCATTCGGCTCTGATGGGTTCAAGGGACCATAGTTTGCCTTTTCTATGGCGTTCTTGCGGTTTTTAAGGTTGGCTCCTACATCCTGCGTTGCGGTTGGGCATGAAGCCTTCAAGAGTGTGACAAGCGCTGGCGTAAGAGACATAGCCCAAGGGTATCAGGCGAACAAATGTTCGAGTAACTAGACTTGAATATCCAACCCCAGTATGTTATACTTGGTTTGTAAGAGAGAGGAGTGACCATGGAAAAGTGCGTTGAGTGCGGTGTCCAGATTGGTAAGTTTGAAGTCTTTCCAAAGGGCGTTTGCGTGAAGTGCTACGGAATCCAGTTCCAGAAGGAATGGGAAAGCATCATCAAGGTCGGGAGGCTCAAGTAATGGCAAAGATTCCACAGGGGATTCAGACATTCAAAGGCGCATGGGGAACTTCTTATTCCTACAAAGGAATTCAAATTTCTAAAGGCTCGGGAAGATATTCATTACCTTACGAATTCAAGGTAGGTAAAGAAAGAGTTCTTGCTAAGACTTTAGTTGAGGCTGTCCGTGAGATTGAAAGAATTATCCAAGAGGAGGCAAAGTGAGCAACTGGTCAGACAAAATCGTGGTAATTGGTGTTGGAGTCTCAAAAGAGGACACCGATAAAATCAAGGAAATCATTGTTGAAAAGGTAAATAACCAACCCGAGTTGTGATATACTGGACTTGTTCGAGAGGGGACACAGATGAGAGGAAATAAACCAGTCATTTCGACTGCGAAAGTCCGTGGTCTTATTAAGAAAAACGGCATCCGATATGTCGATGCAACAGGTCGGAACTACCCATCAATCGCAAGCGGAGTAAGTGTATGGCAACTTTGTTCCACCGTTTACTTCAGGGTCTATGGGTATGACTACAACGAAGAAAAGCGTCAAGCAACTTTAGAGAAATTCACAGAAGTTCTTGCGAAAGAAGGTTTTGCTGTTAAGGGGAATTCTTCTGACAGAACTTTTGAGATAGTTGAGGCTTAACTAACCCCAGTTATGATATACTGGTCTTGTTCTTAGAGAGGAGAACGAAATGGCTCAGAAAGCAATTAAGAAGATTGGTCAGTACAGGCTTTACAAAGTAGAGGGCTACGGCTTCTATGAAATCTACTATGGCACAAAGGCAACTGGTGTTCATGTAGAAAACATCTCTGAGAAAGAGAATTTCTCATGGGCTGTTGCAGAAATCAAAAGAAGTTTCCAACAAACGATGAGAGAAGAATTTGGAATTGGGGTGAGCAACTAATGGCTCTTACATTTGAAATCGAATACTTTCGTTGGACTTGCGATTGTGGTAAACGCGGTAATTTTTTGGTGTTCAATAAGGCTTGCCAAGCATCCGATAGGCACATTAAAGAACACGAAAGAAAACTTGAGTGGGGCTTTTCAACTAATTTACTAAGAGAGGTTAAATAAATGGGATACACACATTACTGGACACTAGAAAACGGGATTGAGCAATCCGACTGGAATAAATTCCTAGAAGGCGCTCGCCTGATTATTGAAACTGCTAAAGATGCAGGAATTCCTATTGAAGATAACTCAGCAGGTGCTTCTATCTACTTTAATGGCGTAGGTTCTGGCGCTCACGAAACTTTTGTAATTACCTCGGAGGATACTGGTTTTAGTTTCTGCAAAACTGCTGAGAAACCTTACGACACCGCGGTAACTGCAATCCTTATTCATCTCAAGCAATCGCTTGGCTCAAAGGTGGTCGTTACTTCAGATGGGGAATGGGAAGATTGGTCTGCTGGGCGTTTGCTTTACGAAACTGTCTACGACAAAAATATTGAAGTGGACTTTTTAGGTGTCTGACGAGATACTCGCTGAATTGGTGGATGAGTTTGGGTCGGGGATTCTCTCGTCATCTCATCCACAAACGGGTTTAACTTTGAGGCAATGTCAAAAGTTATTAAACAAATATGGGCTAGATGAGGCTAAAGTAATTGTCCAAAGGTGGAAAAAGATTTTTACATAGTCCAAGGATTTGACTGGGTAAAAGATAAAGGCGATAAGGGCGCGTGAATAGTTTTATTTTCATACAGCGCTAGAAGAATTGCTTCTGCTCTGTCAGGTGAATGAACTCCCCGCTTTTTCATGTCTGCCTTAGCCTCAATTTGAATACGCCCTGAAGAATCACTCTTATAGGACGGACCCGCTAATTGGGCTAGAACTTGTCTATCAACATCTAGTTTTAGTTCTTGTTGCCCATCTCTAGGTTGCAATAATTGGCGGGTATTCCACCACATCTCTGCTCTTTGATTCTTAAACTTATTGGCATCTTTGGGACGCTCTGCAACATTGACCCCCACAATATCGGCGCGGACTTGTTGCTCTTTGCACCATCTATCCAATAAAGAAACAACACCCCAGCCGACCCCAATAGTGTCTATCTTGACCCGTACCCGCTCAGTTATACCTCTAGCGGTATGAACCTCAACGGCTTTCTCAATCTCTCGCATGACAACGCCCGCGACATCTACCGCGTTTGCATTTATCTTGCCTGATGAGCGATGAACCAATTTGACCGTGTATCCATCTGCGAGCGCTATAACAAATTCATCCCCACCATCGGATGCAATATCCACCCCTAATCGAATAATGTTAGATTCAAGTGGAGTTTCATTTTCCAAGGATTGCTCAGCCCATGAGTAAGGGATAACTTTGCCCGTACTGGATTTTGGAAACCTTGCATGGATGCGGGCTTCAGCAAAAGCAGAATCTTCCCCGAATTCAGAAACAACATCATTTACCCAAGATTTATCTATCAAGTGAGTTGCAACGCTGTGAGGCTCTACATGGTTGGGGCAACTCTTACACATTCCCGTTGGTTCGCCCGTAAAGTTTGGCGTGTCATAGGCAGATATAGGCAAGATATTGTAAATGGGCGATGAACAAATTCTTTCGAACCAAGTCTGCTCTGCATCCGTTGGAGGATTACCTAAAACCAAAAGCCGTGTATGTCCACCCGTCATCAGGGCTTCAAGGGCATTGCCAATCATGTCCGAGATTCCGCCCGCTTCGTCTACAACAACGAGCATGTGAGGCGCGTGGATACCTTGAACTGCCGCCTCGTCATTATTAGATGCGGAGAATCCGTAGGCAACTACCGTGCCATCCATTTTCCATTCCGTAGTTAGGATTTCACCCGCGAGATTATTGGCTGTGTGAACTCGTCGCACATTCGCCCACATAATGTTTCGCACTTGCCTAAAAGTTGTGGCTGTTGTGATAGCAATTGCCGTCCCAGGCGGGTGAACTGAAATCCACCATGCAATTGCTCGCGCCGCCAAGTGAGATTTTCCAGGCGCGTGACAAGCGGGAACTACCGTTCTTTTATTATCTACGAGGGATTGTAAAATCTCTTTTTGTTTGCTCCATAGAACTTCGCCTAAGCCTTCTTCAACAAAACCAATAGGGTCATGTTCGTATCTAGCCCAAGGGTTTTTAATTTCTGCGTCTAAGATAATCGAGAGCGCATATTTCTCATCTTGGGTCAGGGATAGATAAATTTCATTTCGTTCTTGAATACTCGCCCCGAGAACTCTGTCTACTAGGCGCTCGTTCATTCTTCTATTTCTAAATGCTTTCGCCTAATCGCAATGACCTGAGCAATTTTTTCTTCCAACTCACCCATATCAACGCTAATCTTCATGGCTTCCCCATCTTGACCCGTTACCTCTAGGCGCTCTTTACGCCCATAGGTACTTTGACGGGTGCGCTCTAACCACCATGCCGCCGCTTGCCAAGTGCCATCATGTCCTGCCCTTTGGATGATTGAGACATTGCGAACCGTTGCTTCATCCCTTGCTTTTTCTACTGCGTCCAAAAATTCTAAATACTTAACCTCATTAGGAAGTAATTTAGCATCGGGTAATAATCGTCTACGCTCGGCTTCGTCTTTACCGCGAGCGCACCAACCAAAAAAGGTTGCCTTGCTGATGCCACAGGCACCCGCGGCGTCGGAGGCATAGTTACCTAAACGAATCAACTCAACAATCTTGTCTTGCAATTCAGGATTTAGCATTGGTGGCTTTCCAACAGGTCGAGACTCAACAGCCTTTTTCTTCTTTACTGCCTTCTTTGCAACCGCTGTTGTCACTTTCTTTTCTGCCATTCTCGAATCTCCCATGCAACTGCCCAAGCAATTACTACCCAAGCAAATATAGCCGTAAAAACTACGGTGTAATAAAAAAGATAAGCAATAACATTACTCATCAAAATTCCTGCCCAATGTACCAAAATCCAACTTCAAGGGTCCATTGATACTTGCTGATTGAAAACCCTAGGGCGAATCCGCTTGTTCGTCCCCAAGCAAACCAATACTTTCCTATTTTTTTCTCCATGAGTTTATTCTACCTCCTGAGTTTGAAATATGTTTTGCTTCTCATCATCAATTGCCCCGCATACCAAGCAGGTCACTTGCCCGTCTAGGTCTTTACCAAAATCGTGTTCGTGTGTCACTATCGCTCCTCCACCGTACAAGCATCTAGCGGAATCCTAAGCAACTCAGCAATATCGTTCCAGCCATAGATTGCGTTAGCCCATGTATTTACATCTTCAGTATGAACCCTCATATTAAATTCGCCAACTCGGATGGTGCTACGACCCACAGGAATATGCCCAGGCTTTGACTTTCCCCCAGAAAGTATCTCGGCGACCTCTTCTGCACTAAACCCTGTCCCAACAAGATTTGTGGAGGTGAGCAATGTGTTTAATTCCTGTGAGTCGTAAGTTGCTAAATCAGATGTTCGGTTGTCCACAATCAAAATCTTTATCTCTTCAACATCATCAACATCAATCCAATGGACTGCAATCTTCTCCCAGCCTAATTGGAGCGCCGCTTGAAATGTGTGGTTTCCTGATACGCAATGCTTGGTCGCCCGATTTACCACAATTGGTCGGTATTGCCCCATTTGTGAAAGGGACTCAATAATCGCCCCAATATCGCCTTCTCGCGGGTTTAGAGGATGAGCCGATATGTCTTTAACCGATACAGTCTCTACATCGCTAGGGAGGCTATCTGGCGGCTCTGGTAGGCGTTCTAAAGTTTCAGATTTACGCTCTGGGAATCCAAGGCGTTCTTTAATTCCGTTGATGGCTTTTGAGCGCGTCTTGCCGAACTCTTCGAACAGTTGTTCGACCCATGCTTTATAGGCATCTGCATCTATCGTGAAGCGCCAAGCGCCAATCTTTACTTCAGGGTCAGACTTTGCCTTACTTCCACCCATAGGCTCTTTTTGATTTCCCTCTATCAATCTATCAAGAGTCTCAACCTCAGAGGCGGTAAAGCCTGTTCCATCCAACTCAGGTAAAGCGCTGAGAAGGGATTTAAGAAGTGGCTCGTTGTATCCTGCTAAATCTGTTAATCGGTTATCAGCCAAGACAATTTTGCGAGCGCTCGATTCATTTACATCAATGCGCGTTATCTTAATTTTTTTCCAGCCAAGTTTCTTCGCCGCTTTGAGTGTGTGATTGCCAGCAAGTACAAAGTTTGTTCCCTCTTGAACTACGATAGGTCTGTATTGACCATGAGCCTTGAGGGAAGAAGCAATCGCATCTATATCACCACGACGGGGATTAGATGGATATGCAATCAGGGTTGAAATAGAAACAGATTCAACTCCGCTTACTTTAATGTTGGCTTTCATTAACCTTTACCTAACTCTCGCTAAGTAAAGGCTTAGACGGATGAACGGGGAGGGCGACCTCTACGGCGAACTAAGTTTCCTTGCGCGTCGTATTCTGGCTCACGGTCAATATCGTTGCGGATGATTTTGTAAATCAACTGCTCGGATACTCCCATTGCTTCAGCAATCTCTCGGTAGGTAATTCGCTGTTTGCGAAGTCGAAGAATTGTTTGTTTTCTTCGTTTGCCTAAGTCTTGAATCTGATTTTGGTGTTCTCTGATTGCGTCTGTAAGAACTTTTACATCATTCAATCCGCGACCATCCAGTTCTGTTGCTTCTAGTATGTTACCCATTTTTAGTTCCCTCCGAATATCTTGTCTAGTGCTTCATCAACATTATCTTCAGGGTATTCTCTGTGGATAGTCTTGAAAGTTTCTAAATCATTTTTAAGTTTTGCTTTGTGATAGGCGATTGCAATTGCAATATAAAACGGTGCCAAGAAAAGAAGCGCCACTCCCGTTCCAAAAACTGTGAATATTAAATCCCAGTTCATATCTTCCTCTCTTTCTTTGCTCCTCGTATGTAAAGCACTAATGAATTTTTATCATTTTGTGGTGGTAAAAATATTAACGATTTCATATATTGCGGTGAGTCATCTGGTAACACACCCGCATCTACGATTCCGTCAATTGCCGCTTTGACTGCTGGGTTACACGCCCCTACATCTTGTAACCGTCCGCCCTTTTGATGAGGTTCGGCAGTCACACTTATCCACGACATAGGAGGTATCCTCTCAGATTTAGCCAGAAGTTCAAAAGCCGTGCGCCAAGTCTTGACCAACTCAGCCCTTGCCCATCGGTTCCCCGCTCGCTCCGCGTTTGTTGTCCACGGTCTTTGTTCCAACTCAAGGCGGTAAACCAATTGTTCTTCTTCGTCTGTTTGGCATAAGCAATACATAAAGTGAACATTAGGCTAATGTCCATTTTGTGTCGAATCGCCGTTTTTCTCCATCATTGGTGATAATCCAAATTTTCCCTGAATTATCAATAAATGGAATTTCTTCCGCGTTTTGTATTTTGAAAAGTAGGTAGCCGTGTTGTCTGGCTAAATCCCGATTGGACTCAACCCAGCCATGACAGCCATCAACCCCCGACCCGCATAAAACAATAAGATTGGCGGGTAAATGTAGGTTTGCATCGCGACTGCCACCCATTTGTCGAGGCGCTCTGTGATGAACTGAGAACCCATATTGTGTGGCTCCACCTTCACAGCGCTCGCACTTATAGTAGGCGCGAGCCAAAACTGTAAAGCGAACTTCATCCTCAACCTTTAGTTTAGGCTTTGCCATTGGACTCTCGCATCCGCGAGGGCGTCCATGCAAGCAGGGCATATCTTTGCTCGGCTCTGACTCGCCAGTAAAAAAGCCAAACGACATATTGGAATATTTTCATAGGTCAGATGCCACCTCTCCTGTATTTTTTTCCAAAGGAGCATCAACATCCACCTTTCTAAAATGCGTTCTAATTTCAGCCAAATACTTTTCAACTACCTCTGGTGAAGCAGACTTTGAACGAATATCTTCCAACTCCAACATAAACGATTTTGTTTCTTCTCGTTCTCTTTCATTGCGTTTTTGTCTTGCCCACTCGTTATTAAAATAACTAGGTTGAATCACCGTGTCTTTTTGGCTGTAATGAACACCTACATAAAACTTAGCGAACTCAAATGTCATTGGTTCATACAATGTCGTAAACCAAGCCATTATTTTTCCTTCATCGGCTTGGAGCCGTCCATCAAAAAGACAACAATAAGCAAACAATTGGGCAACTTCAGAACGAGTCATTTTCCAAAGCCTTTCCATCCTCAGTAATAAATTTCTCCGCAATTTCAAGCGCTCGCATGACTGAACTCTCTGTTCTCGTTTGATTGCCACTTTTAACTGGCAATGCCTCATCGCCCCATCTTTCTTGATTGAGCCAAGTTGTCGCATGAGGCGTGAACTCAGGATTGCGGTTTGGGTCAGAAGAAAATCTAACTGCGCCATCAATTATTGTTTGAGCGCTTGCTTTTTTCAGCGCTTTTTTCCACGCAACTAAAGCCGCCCCTTTTGCTTGACGCCTTGGGTAAACCTGCCAAAAAGAATCGAACTCAATCTCCGAAGGAGATTTAGGTATATCTTTATCTTTATTGGGTATGGGTATGGGTATGGGTATGGGTATGGGACGCAATTTCACATCAGTTTGTAACGGCGTTACATCAGCGTTACCTGACAACTTGGAACGATGTTTTTCTAGCCTTTTCCTATCGGTTTCACGCTTAGTTAGCACCCTTTCCTTGGTAAATTGATACTCGTCATAACTTAATATTTTGATAAAATTTTCAGAAAGTTCCCACAAGTTTGAAGCAACTAAGGACGAAATATGACGAGAGTTTGCAAACGATTTGACCGTATTTAGGGGCAAAATTCCGTCAGTTAAATAACGATTAGAATAACAGAGCGCGGTTATGTATAACCTAAAAGCCTTATCACTCAACCCAATAACTTTTGGATGGTCTGGAAAACTGTCGTCGATTCTTACCCAAGCCATTACTTCTCCCTCTTACAAATGATGACCGCAATTTGGACATTGCTTTTTGTTTCCTTGTTTTTCAATGGTTCGCCCGAAAACATGGCGAACATCTACATAAATCTTGCAATGGTCACGGGTTTCTTTTAATCTTGCAATTCTTCCAGTCTTATGAAGAACGGACAATACACCCGATGCTGAACCATGATGCAAGCCAGTTACCTCAGCAAACTCTTTCCAAGTTAATCCGTTATGTCCGTATTGATATAAAAGAGATAACGCTTGCGCTTGACGCAATGCAGTTTTCCCCGACCTATCAGAATGTCGAGCGCGTTCCTCCGAAGTATTCGTCCCCGAATACCCCGAAGTCCCCGCATAAGGCAACTCAGGCATCAACTGTGACACTTGGAGCCTCCGCAACTGTTATAGCAACGCGTGATTGAGCCTCCTTGAACGCCAGTCTTAATGTTTCAAGAATGGACGGTTCAATTGCGTCTTTGTGAACTGTTATGTATTGACCAATCTGAGCCAATGAATCTATGTCCTTGGCTTCAGCGATTGCTTTTGATACCGCTTTGGTATCAACCACAACTTTTTCTGACCGCTCATAACTATGGCTGTCTGGGTCTGCATCATCTGTTGGTAAACAAAGTGATTGAAGAAGGGCTGTACGAAAAGCAACTGACATAGCCTTTGTTGTTGCTTTATCTCCAGCATCCATGGCTTCAGCAACTACCGTTGCTTTGATGGCATCGCCCAATGGACCAACAAATGTGTAAGTAACTTTTACTTTCACATGACCCATGACGGTGCGGTTTTTTCCAATCTCAACTGATTGATATTCGTAATCTTCAACTGAAGGCACGACAACCACGCCATACTTTTGCAGTTGTGGAGATACCGCATTTACCACGGAATCAATGCCGCGGAAGTTAAATCCTTGAGCCGCATTTCTGTCTGATTTTGATATAGCCCCAACTGCTTTCATAATTTCATTGAGGGATTGAACTATTGTTTTTGTCTCCATTGTCTGCTCTCTCTACTCGGTAACGAATGAAACTTTAGTTTCGGCAGGTAAAACTTTTACTGCGGGGATAATTTCACCTTGGGTTGATATTACTTGATTATCGTCAGTAATCAACTCATTGAGTGTTTTTTTATCAATCTCGGTTTTGATTCGAAGCAAGGCTGGGTCATTGACCTTTGCCCATTCAATAAACCCCTCCTCAGATTCAAACTCAATCTTTGGGCGACCCGCGGTTGTTTTGACCGTGCCGTGGGGTAAAACTAGGGATTTACGACCATTGGAGCGCTCTGTGAGGGCGTATGGTGTTAGGACTGCCTCAAAGTACAGGGCATCCCCGTCGAGGCTTGCATTGACCGCTGAGAGCCATTCTGTAACTCGGATAACTTCTTTGTCAAAGATGGCTTTGTTGATTGATTGTTGTTTACGAATCTTTGAAAGTTTACGAATCGCCCAGTCTGCCTTTTGGTCGTCATCAACACGAAAGCCTTCTATTACGGGTGATTCTTCGACTTCAAATTCGTCGATTTGTTGCTGTGTCATTCTTCCTCCTCTTATTAAAACAGAGGATATAACACCCTAGTTAGTTATGTCAAATCTGACTTGCTAATCTTTCTCGGCAATCAATTTGAACAGGTCATCTACCCTAATTTCAAGTCTTGAAATGGAGTCTTTTATTGAACTGCCCCCATTCGGGCGAAGTTCATTGAGATAGTGCTTGACCATCCAACGCATACTTCCAGCAAAAGCCGTGATAATGGCTGTAACGGCAACTGCCATGGTCAAGTAATCTTTGAATTCCATTTTACTTCCAAGCGGGGCGAGCAACGCCCATAATTAGGGAGTACGGGCGCTTTTTAAGAAAAACCCCATCTCCGTTGGATTGGCTTCCTTTTGAATCTCCGCTGGTGTTTCCTTCATAGACATAAAGAACACCCTTGCCATCGTTACCCTTGACAATTCCTACATGGTCTGGCTGAGCATCGTCATCAAACTGAAAGAAAACAATATCTCCCGCTTGAGCCTTTCCGACTGGAACTACCTGACCTTTTTTAGTAAACCATTTCAAACCAGCGTCGCAACTGGCAAAGCCTTTTTTGGTAGAAGCCGCCACTAAATCAGCGTGTCCTGCGTCGGCAAAACATTTTGAAACGAACATAGCGCACCATGGCTGGTGATTCATTCCGTACCAAGCACCAAAAATTGTGTCGTTATTGACACCTTCGGCGTATTTATCCTCAGCGTGTTTCTTGGCAATTGCCAAGACCTCTGGGGCTGGCATTATGCCTTCTTGGTGGGTTTTTTAGGAGTTGTTTTCTTGGTGAGTTTCTTCATCGCTTGCTCAGCAACAACATCTGCAACCTTGCCGAAAGCGGGGTCTTGCTTGTTGATGTATCGAAGTGCCACGGGAAGTACGGATGCAATACCAGCGGCTAAAATTCCTTTGGCGCTATCGCCATCTAAATTAAATAAATCTCCGCCTGTTGCCATAAATGCCGTTACCATTGAGGCAAGGAATGAGCGTCCGTATGAAGCGAGCATTGCTTTTTGTACTTTTGTCATTTTTTCTCCTAAGTGGG